TATCTCCTGAACAAAGCCCTGCTCTTCCTGGGCGATACGAACCTGGTCCTGACCGAGCTCAACCTCCCGGCGCATGTCGGCAAGGGTCTGGGTCTTTTGCGTGTAGTCGGACTGCCGTAACAGCGCGTCCTTCAGGTTCTCAGGGACTTCGTAGGTAACGCCGTCATATTCAACCTCGACAAAGGACTCTCCGGGCTCCTCCGCCGCCAGTTCCTCTACGGGCTCTTCTTCTGATTCCTCTGCCGCTTCTGCCTCAACAACCTCCTGGTCATCCTCGGCAATAATCTGTTCCTCTACGGCCTCTTCTGCCTCTGCGACTTCAGCGACGTCGTCTACACTGTCAAAAATCGCGCCGATCTCTTCGTTAGTGGGTTTCTCTGTTTCCATTCAATTCACCTAAGAAGCTGCCCTTTGCCTCTTGCTCTACCCGGTACTGCTCAAGCTTGCCGTCAGATACGGCCCGCTCAAGATTTGCCCAGACAGAGTCGAGAAGGTGCAGCATTTTCCTTATATCAAGCAGGGTGTCTCCGTCGGACACGGAGGCCTGCTCGAACTTTTGATGTAAAGCGTCCCTTACGTCCTTGAACGCCTGCTTTAAATGCGGGTCCGTTACCAGCCGGTTGCACTGGTCGGCCTTGTGCGTGATCTCACTCAACTAACTTCAGCCTTGTTCCTGTTACCTTGCCCTTGTCATCCCTGACGATTTCCTTCTCAGCGGAAACCGCCTTGATCGTTTCGTCAAGCTTGCTCATGGTTTCACCGAGCGACCTTGTGACCGCCTCAAATGCGTTACCCACCGGGATAACGGTGCCGTCATCACCCTCGATTGGGGACAGCTTCAGACCAGCCTTAAGCCTCTCAAGATTGGCCTGCTGGCCCTCTTTGATCTGTGCCAGTTGAATCTGTGTCTGCGCCTGAAGGTCTGCACGGTACTTGTCCACGCTCGCTTCAAGGTCGGCCTTGTAACGGTCGAGCTCCGTGCTGGACTGCTCTTTAGCCACCGCGATCTCTGCGTCAATCTCCGTGTCCCTTGCCTGGTTGTCCGCCTTCTTGTCCTCAATCTCCAGCGCGATCATCGTGTAATCAGGGCCGGGTTCAGGCGGCTGAATGGTGGCCGGGTCCGTGTAAATCTTCTCCGGCATTACGTCTGTCGCACTGGCGAGCATCTTCGCCAACTCGTAGGTGTCATCGACCTGGACAAACGGTGCGCCTGCCGCCAAAGCTTCACGGTGTACGTTCATGTGAACCATCAGCCTTTGCACCAGTGAGTCCTTGTTACCCGCCGAGAATGGCGCGACCATCCGCATGTCCCTGCCGGTTTTCCATTGCTTCGGGTCAATCGTTATCCACTGACCTCTGAGCTTGGTGGCCTCGGCCTGATGCCCTGACTTGATAATCAGTTCATGGGCAACCGAGAAAAGGTACTCAACGCCACTGGCGAACACGCGCGCGATCTGCTCCACCCTCTGCGCGGCCATTGTCGATAGCTGCCCGATGCGGTTGTGGTCATTCAACGCGCTGTCGTCGATGCCCTGGAAGATCCGGTTAACACCAACGCGCGACTCCACAACGGTGTCGATGTGCCGCAACCCCTCCAGCGTCTGTGGCAGGGTGAACTCCGTGCTGAGCGGCAATATGTGGCCCTCGCCCGGAGTAGCGCCCCGTCCTCCATCCTGACGACACCGCCGGGGCGACTCACCAGCATGTCATCAAGGTCTACCTTGTCTGATATCGCGTGGCGCGGGTTCTGCGACAGGTACAGGGAGTCAAGGCCACCACGCAGGAGCGCGGTCTTAATTCGCTGCAGGTCGAAGGTGAGGTCCGCGACTGATGCGCCGATGTGCCGGTGCGTGTTAATGAACGGGACAATCGATGCCACCGGGATGCGGGAGGCGTCCTCACGGGACAGGATCTCGTTGCCTACCCTTATGACCTTCTGTAACTCGGCAATGCCGTCCTCGTCGTAGTCAAAGCGTATCCATATCGTCCTTGCCCTGACGACACGCATCGCAGGGTCAGGTCGTTCTGCCCTGCTCTCGTCCTCCGAGTAACGGGACCGGGCATCTTCTTCTTCGGTATCCTCGGCCCTGTCGTCACCGATATCGTCAGGTACGTCAAACCCCTCTGCCCGAAGGTCCGATATCGTTACGTCCTCGTAATACTCAAAGTAGTTGCAGTTCTCTGTGGTGAAGTCCGGTGTGTCCTCGCCCACCAGGCAGTTCTCTGGCGGCAAGACCTTGAACTGCAGCCTCTTGGTCGGTGTGTTTTTGCGGATGACGACGTCGTTTAGCATCCGGGGCGGTAACTGAACCACCTCGCCACTGACCGGGTCTTGAACCATTGCGCCCTCATCGTCCGGGTCAGGGTACGACTGCGCCTCGACAACCTCGGTGCCTTCATCCTCAAGGAGCAGCGCCACGGCCTCATCGGACTGACCATTGTAGGTCTGCTTCTCGGTCTTTACCTTTTCCTCTATGAACGCCATGCAGTAGGCGTTCTTGGTCAGCAACGCATCCTGGAACCATGTCAGCAAGGTCATAAACCAGTTGTTCTTCTGCGTTACGAGGTAGTTGAGATAATCTGACTCCTGCTCCGCCAGTTGTTCATCTTCTGGTCCGGTCGGGGCAAACTCCACCACGTTATCGCCATTGGCGAAAATCCTCGTGAGGCTGGGCAGGATCCACTGGATCGTTTCAAACACGGTCCAATCGACTACCTGTGACCTACCCTCGTCTGCGGGCTCAATGTTCTTGCCCGCAAAGGCATCAATGGCTAACGCTCTCTCAGAGGAAAGATCTCCTGACCTGTCTCCACCGAGCGCAGTTGCCTCTGCCGCGTCTATAGCAGCATTAAGTTTTATTTGATCTGGCATTTAGTCTTTAACCTTGTTGTTAATCAGGCCTTATCCCTGACCTGTTTTCCCACACCAATTCGTTATCCCTCTTTACGGAGGTGATGTCATCAGGATTGAATACGACAATGTTGCGGGTGGCATCAGGTTCAACAGTATTGCTTATTGCCTTCACTAATTTTGGCGACGGATCAAAATTGCTCACCAAATTAGGTCCAAACGCTTCATTTATTGCCTGTGATGGATAATCAAACCCCAGCCAGTCATCGGCATCCAATGCCCGCAAAACATCGTCCTGGGCCTTGCTAAAGTGACCCGTTCCAACCAATTCCATAACCTCATCAAATTCCGCGTCGTCGGGCAATTCATCAAGGAAATTACTAATCACCTTTTTGCGCGGTATGCCCGTAACACGAGACTGCTGATCGAAATAACGGATGCCGGGGATGCCTGCTTCAGCAAACTTTTCTGATGTAAACGCTCGATTGCCAACTGCATCAAACCCAAACTGGCCCGCATAAAAATCGTATAGCTCCTCGCCAGTATCGTCAGGGCGAGGTCTGTATCCTGTCAGGTCGAACAATTCATCAATTGCCGATTGCACACTCTCAGGCTGCTCACTCAGCGGCGCGTCCCAATCCAGCATATTGTCGAGAAGCTCATCGGGGTATTCGATTTCGTAGAGGTGGCCTTTCGTTCCCTGCTGTGCCAGTTGTTCTACTTCGCTTGCAATAGCCTCGGCTTTATCGCGCATCGCTGCGCCATAGTCAGTGTCACGGTATATTTCACGTATCTCGTCGGCTGTGTCGTGCATCATAGCCCGCTCCCAAACCTCCATAGACTCATAATCCTCTACGGATTCTGCGGCCTTGTATCGCTGCATCATTACTTCTTCAGCGTCAAAATCACGCGGCGCGTAGTTCTTGGCAACACCCGGATTCTCGGCAAAATACAGCCCATGCCCGTAAGCCTGTGCGCCCTCACCTGTGCCTATCTTGTCCAATGCAAACCTGTCGAACTTGTGTGGCGTACCGTGGAACAGGGTATGTGCCAGTAGCCCACCACCGTCGCCCAATGCGCCGAGCGCGGCCTTACCACCACTCAGCAAGCCCTTCCCGGCCAGCTTCAACATCCCGCCTATGGACAGCGGTGACATTTCACCTGTCATCCCTGCTGGGTTGTCAATTCCTAACTGCTGGCGGGATATATCACCCGCTGGCAAGCCCGGTACCTCAATCGGCGGCTCGCCTAGCAACGAACCATATTCAGCACTTTCACGCTTTACCCGCCCGGATGAAGTCGCCCCTGACAGGTCAGCAAGCATTAACGGGTCTTGCAGCGCTACACCTATTAGCGCACTGGTCGGATTTTCGGCTACTTCACCAGCCTTCCTGGTCAAGAGTCCCGTTAGCTGGTCATACGGGTTGCGCGAGGCAGGGTCTCTGGGATCGAAAGGTACGGGAAACGCTGATGGAGACAGCAACCCTCCTGATTGGTGATAATGAGATGGCATTAGCCTTTAGTTGTCCTTTGTCTTGTCCCTAGTCAAAACGTCGAGCATGTCCTGGTCAGGAACCAGCGTGACCTCAAGACCCTCAATGATTTCATTTCCATACTGCGCGGCGGCGTCTTCCCACTCCTGCACCCATGCCTCCAGCAAGGCGATCCGTGTCTCCATCGCTTCCATCTTGCTTGTGCATGAGCATGTAGAGCAGCCCGTTTCGTTTTGCATATCGCTCACACGATTCCCCGGTTTGAATACTTGATCGGCTTTCTTTCCTGCGTCTGGTTGTGCAGTTCCTTCTCGACCACCGCAATGTACCGGAACATGTCCGCGCCGTGCGTGTTCTCGTCCTTCTTAGGCATCATCGGCTCGTCGGTAGTCGGAGAGATGACCCGTGCGTACCGTCTTAGCCGATTAAAGAGCGGGGTACAGTTCTGCTTGTCAAAGTAGACCCGTGGGAACATCTGCCGCGCGGCCTCAATCCCTGCCTTGATCCCAATGTCCGGTACACCCTTCGGGTCCGTCTTTAGGCCAAGCTTTGGCAGTAGCTCTATAGGCGACAGTCCGGTCTGCGGGTTCCTGGCCTTCCCATCATGCGGGAGCCATGCAGCGCGTGGGTTGATCTCAAGCTTCTTCCCGTATGGCTTGGCGAGCAGTTCGTTCACATAGGATTCGTAAGTCCGATGGGAATCTTCGATATACCCTATTACTCTGACGCTTGATGCAGCGGTCTGGACCACACCGATAGCCATCTTGTCGTTCCAGCCTAAATCCCAAACCGTGTACACGTTAAGCTTCGGGTCGTAGGGGACAGCGCACAGCCTCCCGGATGACAGCGTCTCCCTTACCTCATCGACAAAGATCGCACCGTCAACAGCGGGCTTGCACTTGCCGCTCCAGATATTGTCGTACTCTTCCTGCCGCCTGGCTCCCTTCTCTACCGCCCGAAGAAAGGTCTTACGCTCTTCCTCAAGGATGTCAGGGAACCACGGGTTGTTGTGGTAACTGCACTCGAGCAACAGGCAATTGTCAGGCGGGCTTTCGATGAACCGCTGGTACACCTCGTCGGTGTCAAGGTCCGGGTTCAGCGTGAAAAGAATCTCAGAGTTGGCCTTGCGTATGGTCGGCAAGAGGATGTCTATGCTCCTCCTGGTAAACCCTGCGGCCTCTTCGCCCCAGAACTTATCGTAGCCCTCAAAAGACTTGATCGTCTCCGCTGTCAGGTTCGACAGGCCCGTGAAAGCAAACTTGGTGCCGTTCTTCCCCCGGATCTCTGTCTGCAGTACCTCGTAGAAACCCTCGAGGCCTAACAGGCTTATCTGGTCCGCTAGAAGCTGGTGGACAGAGTCCTTGATCGACTTCTGCACCTCGCGGCCACAAAGAATACGCAACGGCTCTTGAAACCCGGATATCAACAGGTAACGCGCAACCGTCCAACTCTTAACACCGCCCCTGCCGCCATACAGGACTTTGTACCTGTACGGCTTCCAAATCTCTCTTACGTGGTCAGCGAT